GGTTTAACTGAAGAGTTTATTTCTGAAGAAACTGAGCAAGCTACTAAACTTAGAGGACAATTAATATTTCAAGATTATATTAATAAAGGATTCTCAGAAGAAAGAGCACAAAAGCAAGTAAATAAATCAATAGCTTCAGGTTCTGATATTGAAGATGCTTTAGAAGCATTAGTAAGTAATAAAGAACATTTTGTTGGTAAGTATGAAGATACTATTAAAGCAGCTAGAACTGAAGTAGAAAATGAAAAGAAAGCTATTAAAAAAGAAGCTGCTGAGCTAGAAAAAAAGATATTAGAAACAGAGAAGCCTTTCTCTGATATAGTACTTAATAAAGATACAAGAAAGAGAATATTTGATAATGCTAGTAAACCTATTTTTAAAGATGAAGAAGGTAATTACTATACAGCTATTCAAAAGTATCAAAAAGAAAATAAATCTGATTTCCTTCATAAAGTAGCTGTTATTTTTACCCTTACTGATGGGTTTAAAAATATGGATAACTTAATTAAAGGTGCTGTTAAAGCTGAGAATAGAAAGAGTATGAAAGAATTTGAGCATACTCTTATCAATAATAGCAGTTTATCTAATGGTAACTTAGAGTTTGTAGGAGGTATTGAAGATAAAGAGAAACATATAGGTCTAAGATTAGACGTATAATAATAAAGTATTTTATAAACAAGATTAAAAAAATTAATAAGAAATGGCACAATTAGGAAGATTCCAAACTTACGGTTTCAGCCACTGGAAAGGTCTTACTAAAGACAATCACTTAGGAGCTATATTCCAAAGAGCACCACAGAAAGCAACTAACTTAATGGTTCAGTTGTTAGCATTACAAAGAGGTAAATCTCTTGAAACTTATCTTTCTCAATTCCCTATTAAGGAATTTGATACAGATGAGGAATATACTTGGGATGTTATTGGTAGCTCAAGAAGAAATATTCCTTTAGTAGAAGCTAGAGACCAAAATGGTAATGTTATCACTTCAGGTAATGCTGGTGTTGCAGGTGAACCTTTTTACTTAGTATTTAACGAGGATTGGTTTGCTGATGGTAATGTTATTGTAGGGGAAAAGAATGAAGTTTACCCATTGAGATTGCTTGCTGAAGGTAAAGCAGAAGGTTCTAATACAGTCTATAAGGTTGAACTTATGGGTGGAGTTATGACTGGTATGCCTTTTGATGAGTTAACCTTAGGTAAAAGATTTAGTGTTGAATACTCTCCAGTAGAAAGAGAAATGTCAAGAGGTGTAGGTGATGTAAGATTCAGCTCTCCAATTGCAATGAGAAATGAATGGTCTCAAATTAGAATCAAACATAAAGTTCCTGGTTCTATGTTGAACAAAAAATTAGCTATTGGTATACCTTTCTTAGATGAAAGTGGTAAGAAAGTAGTTGATAATATGTGGATGCACCACGTAGATTACCAAGTAGAAACAACTTTTTCTGAGGAAAAAAATAATGTTACTATGTATGGTAGAAGTAATAGAAATAGAAATGGTGAATATTTGAACTTTGGTAAATCAGGTAATGTTATTAAACAAGGTGCTGGTTTAAGAGAACAAATGGAAGTATCTAATGTTATCTATTACAATAGATTCAGTTTAAAATTAATTGAAGATGCTTTATATCAATTATCTTCTTCAAAATTAGCTTTAAATGACCGTGTATTCATTATGAAAACAGGGGAAAGAGGTGCTGCTCAATTTAGTAAAGTAGTATTAAATGAAGTATCAGGATGGACTGCATTCAAAATTAATGCTGATGCATTAGGAATGATTCAGAAAGTTCAATCACCTTTACATCAAAATGCTTTAGCTGCTGGGTTCCAGTTCACTGAATTTAGAGCACCTAATGGGGTTACTGTAAAAGTAGAAGTTGATTCATTATATGATGATGAAATTAGAAATAAAATTCAACATCCTGATGGAGGTCCAGCTGAATCATATAGATATGATATTCTTTATATTGGGTCTACTGACCAACCTAATATTCAGTTAGCTAGAATTAAAGGTCAAAATGATATTAGAGGTTATATTTGGGGTTTAAGAAATCCTTTTACTGGTGAAGTAAATAACTTTAATATGGCTCATGATGAAGATTCTGCTGTTATCCATAAAATGTGGACTGGTGGTGTATTTATCTTAGATGCTACAAGAACAATATCATTGATACCATCTATTCTTAGATAAAAAAATTAATTAGTAGGGGATTAATACTCCCCTACTTTTTATAAAAAAATAAAAAACAAAATGGGAGAGGGAGAAAAAAACAAAAAAGATTTAGATTTAGATTTAGATTTAAATGAAACTACACAGGTTTTTACTAATGATATAGTAGAACCTAGCAAAAAAAGAATTACTAAGAGAAGTGAAACTATTGAAATGGATGCACCTATATCATGTTTGAGGGATGAAGTTATCACAGTAAGACATATTCCTAGAGAATCAGGAATGATTACTAATCCTAAACATATTTTTTATGGTGGTTTAGCTGAAAATGCTACAAGAACATTTACAGTTCCTATCTTAGAAACAAGTAATACATTTGTAAATGTATTAACAACATCAGAAAAGAATTATCTTGAGGAAGCTATGGGATTAGAACCTAATGCTTTATCTATATATTTAAAACAGAATAATTTTTGGGATAATTTCAGTATTAGACTTACTAAAGGTGAAACTTATTTAAAATTATCTGACCCAACTGACTATATTAAATATAAGGTATTATTAGCCAATAAAGACTTTATTGCTCCTAATTTAACTGCCTTAAATGATAGTCCTAAAGCCACTTATCAATTCGTATTAATTGCTGAAAAAGAAGAAGCAAAAGAAAGTAATAAGAATCTTACTGCATCTATGCAAGCTTATATGATATTTGGTAAAATTAAAGATGAAAAGAAAATACTTAAATTAGTTGTAGAGACTATAGATGGTAGACCAATTAGTGCTAAATCTGATATAGAATTTATTCAAAGTAAAGCTTATGACCTTATCCAAGCTAATGCTAAACTATTTGTTCAAGTAGCTCAAGACCCTTATTTGAATATTAAAGTATTAATATCTGAAGCTTTAGAGTTTAATTTAATTAAGAAAAGAGGAGATTATTTGTACTTAGCTAGTGATAACTCACCACTTAGTAATAATAATGATGACCCAACTATTAGTAATGCTGCTAAATTTTTAAGTTTACCTAAGAATCAAGAAACTAAATTGATGTTAGAAGCTAAAATTAAAAATCTTAAATCACAAGAATAATGACTACAGCTGAATTCAGTAATCAATTTGATGTATTGTATGATAATGCTTTAAGTAATATGGCTCCTGGCTTATCAGAATATGATAAGTCAGTATTTTTGACACAAGCTCAAAAAGAAGTTATACAAGCTTATTATGGTGGAGCAGGAGATACTACTTCATTTGAAGGTACTGAAGAAGCTAGGAGAGCATTATCTACATTAGTAATAACATTTAAAAATTCAGTTATATTAGCTGATACACATTCTGAGAAGTTAGCTGCTAATAACTCTTATTTATTTAGCATACCTTCAGAAGCATGGTTTATAGCTTACGAAGAAGCTATTCTAGTTGATGATACATTACCTAGTGGAACTACTTCTACAGCTATAGTTATACCAACAACTCATGATGATTACTTTAGAACCTATAGGAATCCTTTTAGAGGACCAAATGATAGTCAAGTTTTAAAGTTAGATATCTCAGATAATAGAGTAGAATTAATATCTAAATATACTGTAGGAACTTATGTAATGAGATATATTGCAATGCCTACTCCAATTGTATTAGATACTTTAATAGATGCTGAAATAGATGGTGTTACTGTTGAAACAGAATGTGCTTTACATGAATCATTACATATGTTAATACTTAAAAGAGCTGTAGAAACAGCTACTAAAGTTTATAATTACCAAAATAAATAATTAATTGTTTAATTTAATCCAAATTTAAAAAATGGCAACATTTTCAGAAAATCAAGTAAGACATTTATTTGTCGCAAATTCTTTAGGGACAACAGGTGTAGGTGCTATATCTGTAGATAATAACTCTACTGAATTATTTTTAAAATATATAGGAGCAGATGGTCCTGTTAAAACAGATTCTATTCCATTTGCTAATGTTACACAAGCACAGGCATTTAAGTATACTAAAATGAGTAGACCTCTTAATAAGTACACTGTAGCTTTAGATGCAAATGTTAATGGTGGTGCTCCTCTTGCAGGACAAGATTATTTAACTAGAGTTAAGTTCTATGAATGGGGAAGTATATCATTTGATGACCAATACTTTAAACATGGTGTAGTACATGCTACAACAGGTATGACTGCTGAACAGTTTTATCAAGCTATGGCTGCTTCTTTAGTACTTAACATGTCAAGAGAAAAAATTCCATTGTTAAATGTAACTTTGAATGGTACTGCTGCTTCTATAGTATTAACTTCTAATGCAGGTGTTACTGTTACTGCTGATAATGTAGGAACTGCTGGTAATGCAATTACTTTTGCTATTACTGACGTAGCTGCTGCTACTGCTGCTGTAACTGTTACAGGTTCTGCTATCTCTGTTGCTTTAACTGCTGCTGCTAAGACTATTGCAGATTTAAAAGCTATCATAAATGCAAGTGCTACTGCTGCACCTTTAGTAAATATTACTGGTACAGATGCTACAGTGTTAGTAACTGAAGCTGCTAGAACTTTAACTGGAGGTACAACTACAGGTATTATACTTGAAGAAGTAGAACAACCTTGGACACTTGGTACTAAAGAATCTCAACCTCTTAATTATTTAGTTCAATGTGATAAAATTACATTAGCTGATGGTGATTATGTTTGGGGTACTTCTGTTAAAAGTGCATCTAGTAATGTAGTTTTAAATGGTAAAATCACTGCTGATATGGAATATTTCTTTGTTGGAGAAAGAGGTGACCAATATAGAAATGTAGGTTTCCCTAATGTAATTAAAACTGCTTATTTGGTTGACCCAACTGTAGCTTATAATTACATAGAAATTGATTATTTCTATCAAGGAGAAGGTACTAATGTACAGAAATCTCAAAAGCATCTTACTATTGTAGTACCTGCTATTGGAGCAAATAATGCAGCTCAAATTGCATTAGCTAATAGTATTATAGCTGCTATTACAGTAGGTGGTATAACTATTGCAGCTCTTGTATAAGAGTAAATTATACATAGTATAATAAATTTAATTAAATCCTTGTGTATATAAGATTTTTTTCTTATCTTGCACAAGGATTTTTTATTTAAAACTAAATTAATAATATGGCGACTTATAGAGAATTAATATACATCATAATTGATAAATTAAAACTTGAATCAGATGATAGTATATTTGGTGAGGAACACATAACATTTCTTATTAATAAATTTAGACCTCTTATTTTAAAACAGAGGTATTCTGATGTTAAGAAAGAAATACCTGATACAAATTTTCAATCTCTTAAATTAGAGTTACAAGCATCTCCCTCTAGTAGTATAGGAGAATTAGATGAAGCTTTACAATACATGAGAACCAAATCTAAAGTACCCTCAATAATTAATCTTAATGGTGGACAAAGGATTATAACTTTATCATCTCCAAATGATTACTGGGGGAGTAATATTACTTATGTTAATAAAGATAGATTTAAATATGTTGGTATTAATAAATTTCTTACTCAAGTAGTATATGGTTCTATTAATCCTGATGGTTATTTGTATTTAAAATCAGGAGATAGTAGATTAACTGAATTGACTTCTATAGAAATAACTACTATATTTGAGGACCCTACTAAAGTAAATGAATTTGATTTAGATTCTAATGGTAAATTTAAAGACCCTTTAGATATTGAATGTCCTTTTGAAGCTAATTTAGTTTCTATATTAATTGATATGGTAGAAAAAGAATTATTACCTTCCCAATTTAGAGTATCTGATACTACTAATAATGCTAAAGATGATGCTGCTGATGAATATAATACACATCAGAAAGCACAAAATAATTTACAAAATCCTTATTCAAGGGCACAAGCAGGAGCATAATGGAATATAGTGAGTTTATAAAAGATTTGAAGAAAGTATCTTCTAATAGAGTTCATAAAATAGTCAACTCTTATGGTGTATATGATGCTTATAAATTTTATAGAAAGCATAAACCTAAGCATAAAAAGTTTGTATTAACTGAAAGTCAATACTTTGCCATTATTAGAGAAACTAATAATATGTTAGCAGATTTTTTAGCTAATGGAGAAGATATTAATTTACCTGAAAGGATGGGTAGAATAGAACTAAGAAAGTATAAGTTAGAACCTAAAATATCTGAGGATGGTAGATTAGTTTATAAAGCTCCTATTGATTGGGATTCTACATTAAAACTTTGGTATGATGATGAAGAAGCTAAAGCAAATAAAACTCTTATAAAAATAGAGTCTAAAGAAAATTATAGAGTCATCTATAATAAAAGTAAGGCTCTATATACAAACAAATCTTTTTATATGTTACATATAAATAGAGAATTAAAAAAGAAAATATTTCAAGCAGCAAGTAGTGGAACTATTGATGCTTTTACATTTAAATAATTAATAAGCTATGGCTGAACAATATACAAGTATAAGAGTTATAATGGATAAGTTAATGAGGCATCCTCTATTAGCTGATTTAACTCTTGAAACTGTAGTGGATTATACAGTTGATTTCTTTAGAATAGTAGGAGTACCAAGAATGTTTGTAGATAAAGTAGTTACAATTCCTGTTACTAATTATATAGGTACATTACCTTTAGATTGGATAGATACTATCCAAATATCTTTTAATAATAGAAGGATTAGATACTCTAGTGATAGTTTCCACTTATTACAAGATGGTACTACTACAAATAACCCTGATGTAGGTAATGAAGCTACTTTTGTTATACAGGGAGGTAATATAGTTACCTCAATGAGTGATGGAGAAATAATATTATCTTACAGAGCACTCTTAACAGATAGTAATGGATTCCCTATGTTACCAGATAATAGTAATTTTACCAGAGCTTTAGAAGCTTATATAAAAGTACAAGTATTTACTATACTTTATGATTTAGGTAAATTACATCAAAATGTATTAGCTAATACTCAATCTCAATATGCATTTGCCGTAGGTTCTTGTGAGAATGAATTTAAAAGACTTGATTTATCTAAAGCTGAGACTTTATTTAATTCATTTAGAACTCTTATAATAAGAGACCATCAATTCCAAGAAGGGTTTATTAATAATGGTAGAAAAGAAAATTTTAAACATTAATAGTTATGCAGTTAGATGCAATGCAATTTAAAATTAGAGGTATGCAAAGAGATATTACTGAATCTTCATTCAGTAGTGAATTTGCATATGAAAATATGAATATGTCTCTTATATCAAGAGATTCTAATACATTATTAGCTTTATCTACTGAGAAGGGTAATAAGATAGTAGATATATCTGATGTAGATGATAATAAGATAACACTTAAAGGAGATGCTTTAGGATATGCTATTGTAAAAGATATATTAATTATATTTACTCATAGTACTACATTAGGTGATACAATTTATAAAATTTATAAAGAGAGTGGTGTAATTAAAGGAGTACAGTTATTTAATGGTAACTTAAATCTTGATAATGAGCATCCTATAGAAACTTTATCTTTTTATGAGAATGAAGATATTATAAAAGTATATTGGACTGATTCTAAGAATCAACTAAGATTTGTAAATATAATATCTTCTAAAGTATATACTAATACATCATTTGATACAGTACAACCATTACAACTAAAAGAAGTAGTTAGTATTGTTAAGAATGATTTAAGTGATGGTATGTTTCCATCAGGAACAGTACAATATGCTTTTACTTATTATAATCAATATGCACAAGAAACTAATATATTTTATGTATCTCCTTTGTATTATAGTACATTTAAAGAAAGAGGTGGTACTGCTGAAGAAAAAATAAGTAATAGTTTCCATATTAACATTACTAACTTAGATACTAAATTTGATTATTTAAGAATATATAGTATAATAAGAACTAGTATAGATTCAACTCCAACTGTGAGAAAAGTAACTGATATCTCAGTTAAAGATAACCTAACAGGTATAATTGATTATACTGATACTAATACAGCTGGTAGTACTATTACTCCCTCAGATTTATTATATGTTGGTGGAGAAGAATTAATAATTGATAATATAGCTCAAAAAGATAATACTTTATTTATAGGTAATATCAAGATTAATAGACCAACTCTACAAACTTTAAATATTATTGATAGAACAATTACTTTTAGTGAAAAGAATTTATACTATGAAGAGTCTAATAACTCTTTTTATGGTTATAAACCTGAAACATTAAGAAATAGAACTTTTATAGATAATGTATCTACTGATGCTTACTCTTCTCAGAAATCTTTTAAAGTTAGAGACACTTATAGATTTGGTATACAAGCTCAACATACATCAGGTAAATGGTCTGAAACTATATGGATTAATGATGTATTAAATACTATTAATCCTCAAACTTATATAGACTCAAATGGTGTAGTAGTTAAAGGTTCTAAAGCATCCTATACTATTAATGACTCTACTTTAATTTCCACTCTTATAGGATTAGGAT